TGTTTGTATTCGTGTACTGTAGCATCAAATATTTGTATTAAAAATTCTGTAGTATGCTTTTTATCCCATATTGCAAATTTTTCAAAATTATGGTGTACAACTATTTCAATTGGGATTTCTTTATTTTTATCGTCTTCGGCATCGTAATATGCGTTGACATAAAATTCTACAGGATCTAGTCCTTTATCTCTATCGGATTTTATTTTGAGATTGAATCCACGCTCTCTGAACTCTCTGCGTAGCATGGTCAACAAGTTTTGAAAACTTACACCGTGTTTGCTGTTATGTCTAACTCGATTACAAACAGAAGATACTGTCTCCATCACTGTGTTCATTTTATAACCTATATGTCACACGACCTTTTGACAAGTCATAAGTGCTTATTTCCACTCGGACCTTGTCGCCCAAGATAATCTTAATTTTATGTTGTTTTAGCCTGCCACCCAAGTAGGCCAATATGACATGCTGGTTATCGTCCAGCTTTACTCTGTACATATTACCAGGTAATACTTCAGTAACTTGCCCAGTCAACTCCAGTAAATCATCCTTACTCATGCTTTGCTAATGATCATCTTTCCATCTTCTACTTGAATGTTGAGTGTGGTACCTTCTACCCAACCCTGTGCTTCGCAAATTTCTGGAGGGATTTTCATCATGACATGATCCGGGTCTCCGGGTATGTCCTCAAAAAGCTCTTCTGCTGTAAATGTTAGTGTTGTCATTTGGTTCCAATTATCATAAATCTTTTGTATAGCGGTAACTGTAATTCGCCACTCCATAGAACGTTAATTTTACACTGTTCTGCAAATTCGTCAACCGACTCGGCAATTCTAATGTGCTCGTCTATATTATAGTTATTACTTTGCAGTACCAATAACTGATTGTCTTGGCGTTTGCCTAGCCATGTTTCATATTGTGCTTGTGTTATGTGTTCGCAACTGGTGTTGATAACTACATCAGCGAATGATATTAAATTGCACATGTCCCCTGTGCTGGCTTGGAATCTACCCGCCATTTCTTCGCCCTTGTTCATCATTGTAGCAATAGGTTCACAGGTAGGATCAATGTCTAGACTGTAAATGCGTTTGACAGGAATTTTACTTTGAAACAACATGCTGGCCAGCACACCCACCCAACCGCCGTGTATTTCGATACTGACTGGTTCATCTTTGACCGAACATTGCATACTCAATGCTTGCACAAGCCATTCTTTGCTCTTGAGCTGGCCACTCCAAAAAGCATCCATAGTACGCATAGGATCTGGGCTTTGCCTGATGGCCTGCATCCAGTAGTGTAAGTGTTCTAAATCAATCTTCATCATCGTTCCAAGGAACCGGCCGCCAGCCTAGTCTGTTCAAATCCAATTCAATTTCTTCAGTTACTTGACCTTCTGGTACATAGTCCCGGCCAGCTGGATCAGGAGTAGGCTCATAAAGATCCAACCCATAGCCAGATTCTTTATTGCCAATACCGCTACAGTACCAATCAATATAGTCACCTTTTCCCTGCATGTCAGCAACAATGCCGCCAGCATGACGCCAACTGGCACTCCACACTTCGCCCTTCATCTCTTGCCAAAACTCACGACTTTGCCAAGTCATATTACACATGGCCGCATATAAGTTTTGTGCATAGTTGTCTGACTCTTTAACTTTATCGCACATTTCTTTTGAGCTACGCAAATCGTATTCCATGTTGTTTTTTTGCCATGCAGGATCGTGGATCTTGTTGGCATTATCGATCTTGATCTGATCCCACCAGTCGAGATAGTCTTGATTGGGCTCTTCACCAGCTTCTTCCGCACGTCTAATAGCACATTCCTTTTGAAAGGTATGTCTCTCAGGACTACTTGCTACTTTTTTCATCAATGCCAATTTCCTCTAAAACAATGTAACACTTCGTGTGCAATTGTATCAGGATCTGTTTTAGATCCAGTAATAATTAAACAAACATTATTTTCCCAAAAACTACAAGCCAAACTGGGTTGCTTATAAGTTGGTTTTCCTCTACGCACTCGTTCAGCATTACAAGCCTTGTTCACGTCATCGGCTCCTCGCCAAGTAATTGTTGATGTGTTTATAACATTCTTGTTAACTTCTATGACACCAATAGTTTGAGCCATTGCTACATTAGAAATCAATGCTAAAATTAAAAATACTGTTTTCATAAAATGCCTTTCTGTGCCTGTGTTAAAAATGGTGTAGACGGCAGGATTCGAACCTGCAAAGCATGACTAAGTCACAAGCCTTGTCCCTCCGTTCAGCTGGGGGTCAGCTTACTTGGAGGAGGTATACCATGTTCCACTCACGTCTACCATGTAAGTATACTGTCTTTTGTAAATACTGTCAATGTCATTTACAACCATTCCATTTCAAAATATTGTTGCTTTTGGGCAACAAACAATGCTGGATCGTCCATTATTTAACATAAGTTGGATATTGGGTAGATTTTGTAACTACAACTGCTCATATTGTTGGCCCTACGCTCGAAGTGACAAATTGGATTACCAAACATTGGATGTGTATAAAAACACTATTGATGAAATCAAACGTCAAGCTCGAGCTAATGGATTTACTGAATTTCATTGGAGCTTTAGTGGAGGAGAACCCACAGCGTACAAGCAATTTCCAGAATTGATAAAACACTTGGACGAAACCAAAAGCCCTTACCAAAGTATCCATATGACAACCAATCTGAGCCCGGGATCCAAATGGTGGAACACGTGGTGTGCCAATACTGCGTTATTACAGCGCAGGAGTATCACAGCCAGTTTTCATGCGGAGTTTGCCAAGGAGCAAGAGTTTGGAGACAAGTGTTTACAGTTACAGTATGAACTTGTGCATGTTACTGTTAATCAAGTCATGGTTCCGGAAAAGTTTTTTGAAACATTGGAACGCTGTGAGCGACTACGTGCTCGTGGAATCAATGTGACACTCAAACCTCAAAGTAATGATACTGCCACTGCTATTGTAGAAGGATACACTCCTGAGATGATGAGCATAATGCAAAATGATTTTGAACAACAGGAACAGTTTCAAATACGATTAACAGATGGTGAGAAAAATTATTATATTGATCAAGCAGAGCGGTTTAACGCACTGGGATTTAACAAATTTGAGGGCTGGACTTGCAATGCAGGCTATCAAAGTGTTATAATAAGAAGCACAGAAGTCAAACGTGCTTACAGTTGTAAAGAAAACAATATAGGAAATATTCTTACAGGGTTTGATTTATTCAAAGAACCCAAACTGTGCATTACTCCTACTTGTGTGAGTAGTGCAGATAGCAAAATACCAAAGGAACTAAAATGACAAAACGTATATTAATTATGGGTCTTCCTGGATCCGGCAAAACAACCATAGCACAACATATATTAGAACAGCTTCAGACTGAAAAGAAAACAGTCATGTGGCTTAATGCTGACGATGTTCGAAAAAAATATAACGATTGGGATTTTAGCCACGAAGGACGTATTCGTCAAAGTTTACGTATGCGAGAACTTGCAGATAGTTATACTACTGATTTTGTTATTTGTGACTTTGTTGCACCATTGGTTGAAATGCGTAATAACTTCAAAGCAGACTGGACCGTCTGGATGGATACTATCCGTGAAGGTCGATACGCTGACACTAACGCCATGTTTATTGAACCAGAAGTATACGACTTCCGTGTTACAGAACAACGTGCAGAAAAGTGGGGTGAATTTGTTGCCGCGCACATTGTAGACAACAGACGTCGACCTGTGTTTGATTGGAAGAAAGAAACTGTACAAATGCTGGGTCGTTGGCAACCGTGGCATGATGGACATCGTGCATTGTTTGAGCGCCTGTTATCCAAAACTGGACAAGTTATAATCCAAGTACGTGATGTACAAGGTTGGCAAGGTAGCAATCCATTTGAAGTGGAAAAAGTTAAAAGTTTTATCAAACGTGATCTTGATCCGCTATATCAAGGCCAGTACGAAATACAAGTTGTTCCTAACATTGTACACATTGGCTGGGGCCGAGGCGTGGGCTATACTTCAGGCGAAGAAACATTCGATGACGCAGTAACTGATATTAGTGCTACTAAAATACGTAAAGAATTAGGGCTGAAATAATGTTTCACTTTAACGAGTTATTAGATGTACATTTAGAGATTACCAACAACTGCCAAGCCAGTTGTCCCATGTGTTCGCGCAATCGTAGTGGCGGCTTGGAGAATCCTTTAATAAAATTAAATGATTGGTCTTTGGAAGATTTCAAAACTATTATGACTCCCGAAGTACTTAATCAAATAAACGGTTTTTTCTTTTGTGGGAATTTTGGAGATCCTATATTGAACAAACAACTGATCGACATGTGTAGATATTCTACAGAAACCAATCCCAATCTCAATGTGCGTATACACACTAACGGCAGTGCTAGAACTACCAGCTGGTGGAGTGACTTGGCCAAAGCATTACCAAAAATCCACACAGTAGTATTTGCGTTAGATGGACTTAGTGATACACACAACGTCTACCGTATTGGAACAAGTTTTGAAAATATAATAGAAAATGCCAAGGCATTTATTGCCGCCGGCGGAACTGCTGAATGGTGTTTTATCAGATTCAAACACAACCAAGATCAAGTAGAAAAAGCTAGGCAGATGAGCAAGGATCTAGGTTTTGCCAGTTTTGTTATGAAAAACAGTTCTCGTTTCCTACTCGAGCCTAAAGTAGATGTATTAGATAAGAATGGAAATGTCACACATATAATCGAGCCAGCATCCGATACTCCCTTAAAGTTTATCGACAAGAATGCTATTAATGCTTACAAGCAAATAGTATCCGAATCGGTTATTGATTGTCAAGCACTAAATCAGCGAGCAGTATATATAGATGCATTTAAGAATGTATTTCCATGTTGTTGGATAGCAAGTGCGCCGTATACCTTTATAGATAAAAATGATGCCGCTGAAGTGCGATATGAAATGTTATCACAATATCATGATATAGTTGAAGCGTTTGGCGGCATTGGCAATTTGAACGCTGTAGCACTTGGCGTAAAAGATATCATAGAGTCCGATAGCTATCAACACTTGTGGTACGAGTACTGGGACAAACGCAGTTTAATAACCTGTGCCAGGATGTGTGGTCGCGCACCAATAAATGATTTTGGAAAATCAAGAGATCAGGTAGTACATGAGAATTAAAATAGCAACCAACTATTCCGATCGCTGGTTAGAAACTGAACGCCCGCAACCTCTTAGTGACAACTTGATAGAAGAAACTATACAAGAAGTGCTGGATGGAACCCTGGACAAAGATATATCGGACAATGTCTATGTTGATTTTAAAGAAATCATGTCTAACTGGTTAGAGAACAGTACACTTAATAATATAGCCGGACTGGATACTTTTGACAGAATAGATATTATGCAAGGATGTACGCAATACATTGACAATATCTATATGCAATGCCAGCCACAAGTGCTTGTTGATGATTACAGATATCACGATAGGCTAGGTAACCAGGGAACTAGACCAGGACTGTTACGAGAAAATATACCACTAGTAATTGCCATGCCGTTTCCTAGCACTGGCGCAGTACATATCAATATGGAGGAAGTATTAGATGAAGCGCAAGACAAGGGAATCGGTGTACATGTGGATGGCGCTTGGCTTACTTGCTGTCGCGGAATCAACTTTGATTTATCTCATCCATCAATCCGCAGTGTAGGTATTAGCTTGAGTAAAGGACTGGGCCTAGGATGGAATCGTGTAGGGCTACGATGGACAAAACACACACAGCCAGACAGCATTAGCATAATGAATGATTTTCACATGTTACTTCGAGCACCGGTCATGATAGCAAATCATTTCTTATCAAATTTCAAATCAGATTACTTGTGGAACACACACGGGGATAACTATTTTAAGATATGCCAGGATTTCAACTTGACTCCTACTCCGGCTATACATATTGCTATGCGAGATAATTGTCCAGTTGGTGTAAGCCCTTTATTGAGGTATTTAGAAAATGCAGGATAAGATACAAGGTTATGTAAAATTAATCGAAGAAAAGACAGGAAGCAAGACTTTCTGCGCTCTGCCCTGGATTCATTTGGCCACACGCCCTAACGGTGATGCTAGATTGTGTTGTGTCACTAATGCTAGCGGCGCGGCTACAGGAGATCATACTGTGGGGCTAGTCAAAAAAGAAGATGGGTCTCCTGCGAACTTTGGTCGTGAAACTCCTTTGGAAGCATTTAACAATCAGTATATGCGTAGCGTGAGATTAACCATGCTGGCAGGTAATGTTCCTGCCAGCTGTACAAAATGTTTCGAAGAAGAATCCAATGGAGTCGTAAGCAAACGCTTATGGGAAATGTATGAGTGGAATCGTGACGGTCTTGATTTTAATAAACTTATCAGTGACACTGATAATACTGGTGCTGTTCCTCCTGTTATACGATACTTGGATTTAAGACTTGGACATACTTGTAACCTAAAATGCGTTATGTGCAGTCCGCATGACAGTAGTCGCTGGTTACAAGACTATGACAAGCTAGTAGCCAAAACAAAAAGCACTATTGTGTTGCACCAAGTGGGCTTTGATAAAGCATCATTCAATAACACATGGTATGAAAAACCAGAGTTTTGGGATGATGTGTTTGAACAGATTCCTAACATAACTCAATTGTACTTTGCAGGTGGCGAGCCATTAATGATCAAAGAGCATAGACGCTTTTTAGATGAAATCATTCGTCGTGGCTATGCTAAGAATATCAGTTTGCGTTATAACAGTAACGGCATATTTGTCAACGAGGATATTATCAGTGTTTGGAGTCAATTCAAACAAGTTCGATATGCATTTAGTATAGATGCTGTTATGGAACGTAACAATTACATTCGCTACCCAACTGACTGGGCTGATATAGAACGTAGCTTGTGGTTAATGGATAACGCACCGGATAATGTACATTGTGCAATAGCCTGCGCGGTGCAAGTGTTTAACATTAAGCATATTATCGATTTTGCCAAATGGAAACTGACTCAAGGATTTAAAAAGATTAATAAATTTTCACTTGACGAATACCAAACTGGTGGCGGCATCATCAACTTACACTTGTTATACATACCAACATTTTTAAGTGCTAGGATTTTACCCCAAGCAGACAAGGAAGAAATTGTACAACAATTTTCTGACTTTAAAAACTGGTTGTGGGAAAACTATAGGCAAGATGATAATTTTTGGAAAGATAATCCATACGGTTGGAAACGTTGGGAGGGCATCTTAAAATTTATCCAAGCAGAAGATCATACACATTTGTTGCCAGACTTTAAAGAGTATGTTGTTAACTTGGATGCTATTCGCAATGTAGATGCTAGGGAAGTATTTCCTGAATTAGAACACTTGCTATGAACCCGATTAAAATAAAATCTCTTGCCAAGACTAATATTTTAAACATAAGATGGAGTCCCAGTAACGTATGCAATTTCAAGTGTGATTATTGTTTTCCTGGATCAAATGAAGGCAACTTTAAAGTACCAACTGATACCAGTATGGTAATTTCTAATTTTCGACATTTGTTTAATCAGTATACTAAATTAGGAAAAACTAAATTTCATCTAGATATAGGCGGCGGAGAGCCAACATTATGGAAAGACTTAGATAAAGTTATTTTAGAAATAAAAAAATCAAACGATGTCTACGTAAGTGTTACATCAAACGGATCAAGAACTTTGCGTTGGTGGAAAGAAAATGGTCACTTAATTGATAATGCAACATTGTCACATCATGTCAAAGAAGGTGATATCGACCACATGATTGACGTTGCTGATATACTGTATTCTTTAAATAAAAAAGTAACAATATTAGTATTAATGGATCCAACTATATGGGACTCGTGTGTTGATGCTATCGAGTATATGAAAGCACACAGCAAATATCCTTGGTTTATACTAGCTAAAGAAGTTGTGGGATATCTTCCATATACTACAGTACAAAAGACTTATATGTCCAAGGAATTAAAAAGATTACCAAACCCAGCATGGTTTTTAAAAAATTATAATTTAATTTTTGACGGGTCTATGAAAATATTTGAAAGTATTGTCTGGTTAGAAGATAAATTTCTTCCAGTGCTGGCCACACCCAATACGTATGTTAACCGCGGATGGACTAATTTTAAAGGTTGGGACTGTAATATTGGTTTGGATTCTATCTATGTAAGCTGGGACGGAGTAATACAAGGATCGTGTGGACAGCCACTATTTGATCAAAGATATAATATTTTAGACAATAACTTTATCGATATATTCAATCCGGAATTTAAACAATCAAAGTGCCAGATGGAGTGTTGTACCTGTATTCCAGAAACACATTTAACTAAGACAAAATTTCCTGAATTAACAAACTTATAATCTAATGATTGTTTGCGATCTAGATTCAAAAATCTCTGTAGTAGTTCTTTGGGACCATATCTGTTCTTCAAATGATTCTGCATAAGCTCTAGCTTTGGAACTAATGGTATTGCCCGGAAATACTAAATCTAAATATTTTAAAATTTCAGCAGGAGTAGGATGTCCATCACTTTTGTTAGGACGGCCTCGCAATTTGTATTCACTAGTATCTTGTAACATATTAAGCACAGACGGCTGTAACTTTAAAAATACATTTTTATAGCAGTCAATAACATCTCGATCTATAAACAGGTCTGAAATAACACCCTGATGTAATGGAACAATAATTTCTTGATGGTAATCTGCATTACCTTCCAAGTATGCAGGAGCGATTTTTTTTATTTTATCGATATCACCGTTGGCAAACGTATTGATAGACATGTTAATCCAATCACTGTCTAGTGTATCCAAGAAAAGTTGCGTTGATTGAATCAAGGCTAGATCTCTAATCATGCATCCGCGATCATCGTAAAACTTTTTAATCCATTTAGCCCCGTAACGTTCTTCTAGCATTGCTCCAGGAGTTAACATCCATTTGTTATCCACATATCGATCTTCTCTATTTTTGTTACTCCACATGACTACAATCAAATCATCTTCAGTAAATGTATGCCTATTGTGGGCTTCCATAATAGCATTAGAAATATAAAGATTGCCCGCGCCACCACAACCCCAGTTTTCATAGTATGGTATATCTTCTGCAAGAATGTCTGCCCAAGTTGGCCAAAGGTATCGTGTAAAACTGCATCCAAAAGTAAATAGTCTTTTGTATTTGGAAGGGTTAAGTGTTTGTATGTGCATATTTTGTAAGTGGAATGTCAGCCGCGCAGGTACAGAAATTACGGTCACAAGTTACAGGTTCGCTAGGAGCAACGAAGTTGCCTTCATATATGTTGCCAAGACTACCACCGACTCTA